TTGGTTTTGTCAACTCGATGTCAGAATAGAATCCAGATACCATCTGTTTTCTTAAATCGTTTTCTGACATCTTGACAACATGAATGACTGATTCCGCATCGTCTAATGAGGTAGCCGTGTACGGAACGACAAGGTCATCCGCTGGAACAAATTTTGATACTGCTCGTTCCAATAAATCGTCATAATAAACTTTTTTAAATGTTGAACCTGATAGAGGCAGGTAAAATAACATTTGATCAAAATCAGATTCATATTCTTTCATCTGATCCATCAATTGATAGTTCATAAAATTTTTAACTCTTTGTGCTTGCTGTTCTTTTTGTGGATCTGATTTACCCATTACCATTGTTCTAACGGGTCCGTCTGCAGGTAATAATTCTTTGTAGGCTAGTGCTTGAAATTGTGTAACAGCTTCTGCAAGAACTGGGTGAGTTGCACCACTTGCTCCTTGGAAGGGTTCTGTTCTGTTTGTATATTTAAATCCTAATAAACTTAAACCCTCGATGTATCCTTGTTCCCATTCTTTACGAGATGTTTTATATTCCATGTAATCGGATTGTAACTGACTGCCCATGGCACTCGTGTCGTCTTCTGGAAGTAATTCATTTAAGTTTGCAAAGTGATCGCCTTCTTCTGGTAAAGGCATTGCGCTAGGGTCAAAATCAATTGTAGCCCCTTCTTCGTCTTCTGTAACTTCTACTGGTCCTTTTAATTCTTCAATCTCCGTAACATCGACCTCTTCTGCAACTTCATCAGGTCTTTTATCGTTAGGGAGAGACTTGTCTATTTCTGCCATATATGTTCTCCTAGACTTTCTTAACTTGTTTTGGTGGTAATTTCAACCCCTGTGATAGTGGTCCCTTTTTAGGTGGTACTGCCCACCATTTAAAACCAGGGTTCTTAGCTGCAAGTGTTGGGTTTTTTTTATTTTGTGGTTTTTTATTTTTTGACATTTAAACTAGCTATCCCTTCTCTAACAGATCCACCTGATTGATATAAGCCAAGTAATTTCATCAATGCACTTATTCCTTCATACCCAAATTCAGCTCCAAGAACTTTTGGGTTTTCTAAAAGAGCTTCTAAAGTAGATCCTCTGTATTTTTTACCTAAACCTTTTGCACCTTCTACTAAATAACCTCTTCCATATCCAGGTCGCATATTAAAATCTATATTCACAGGTCCTCCTTTTGCAAAATCATATGAAATACTTTCTTGTAATTCTTCAATTGGTTCTTTTCCAAATTTAGCTTTTTTATAAAAATCTGTAACAATGTCTGCATTTTGTGATTTAGCATTAGATTCAAATATTGCTCTTTCAGACATAGACAAATCTTTTAATCTTTTAGCATTAGGGTTAATTTTGTCAACATATCCCATTATATAATTAGGGTTTACTTTAGACATATCTACAAAAAGATCTTTAGATTGAAATTTTTCTCCTACTTTTGGAATATTTATATCTATTTTTTGAATACGATCTGTTTGACCGGCTATGTATTTTGCATAACTGTCACCAATTCTTTTTTCATCTTTGTTAATTAAATTTTTAATTTTTTTAGGATCAGATACAATATTAACAATATAGTTGTAGTTATTGTTCATTTTGTCTTTAATTTCTAATAATTTTTTTTGAGTTTCTTTTGTAACAGGTTTGTTTCTTAATTTTTCAAGATCTTTAAACATGCTTACATAATTTTTTTCATATCCTGTAACTTTAAATAAATCTTGGTTTAAAAATTTGTCTTGATAGACTAAAGTATTTAATTTGTTAATATTAGAATCTTTAAATAAATTTTTAAATTTTGTAGATTCAGATACAGAAAAAGGATGACCCACATCATCTACAGCTTGAACTCCGGGAATGTTTACACCTTCTCTTTTAGAAAGATTGGCAATTCTTCCTGGTAAACTACTTCTAAATTTAAATAAATCAGGATCTATTGCTCTTTCAACTTTTTCTCTAGCATCATCTCTAAATTGTTTTACATCACCCTTAACACGCTTGTCTTGACTTCCTTCTAACATTTTTTTAATTGTTTGATTAACACTATAAGTTTTTTCACCACCTGGATTAGTTTTACTTTTAACTCCAAGGTTTCTTAATCTATTTCCAAATGCATCATATTGAGTTTTACCTAATCTAGATTTAACTCCTGATGGATTTCTTTCAAACATCATTTTTAAATAATGACCTAAAGATTCTTGGTTTAAATATTCATCTTTTGGTTTTAATAAATTTTTAAACACTTCTGGTTTGTATTTCATAAGAGTAGTTGCATCAGGATAAGGCATGGCATCTTCTGTTACAGAAACCGTAGAAGTCATTCTAGGAGATTTACCAACATTTGAACCAGCACGTGTACCAGTATCTCTTTGTCTTAATCTATCAAATATACCTTTAATCTTATTTCTGTTTTCACCTAATGCTTCTGAAGTTTTTGTAAAGTTTTTTCCAAAATAAGTATTTTGTAATTCAGTAAATGCATCTGTGAAGTTTCTTTCAGGTGTTACATCTGCTTTAGGAGTAGATGTTCCTATACCTTTTGTAGAACCACCATAGGGTATAATTTCATTTAATTTTTGTTTTACGAACGGAATAGCTTTTTTAATTCCTGCTGTTCCTATATCTAAAACTAATCCTGCTCCAGCATAACCAATCCGTGGTTCCTGGTTCATGGGCCTTGGACCAGGGGTGTAATCCTCGTACATTTCTAGAATAGTTTCAAAATCTTCCACTATTCCCCTAACATAGTTTGAATACCACCTAATGCGTTAGGCTTACGATCTTTACCAAAGAATTTATTTTTAATCATTAATTCTGTTTTAGCAATATCATCCTTTGTTACAGTTTTTGGAACAAAGCTTTGTTTGTCCATAGTTTTTTCTAAATCTTCAAACAATTCTTTTGCAGGAGTATTTTTACCTCCTTCAATATTTTTTTGAAAATCAAATCTTGTTTTCATCATATCTGAAATATTTTCATAGTACTCTTTGTAACCAGCTTTAAGTTGTTCCAGGTCTACTTTTGATATAAGATTTTTAATGTTTGAAGGAATTGATTTAGGGTTCATGGCCATTATAAAATCTCTAACAGTCATTCCTTTTGCATCAGCTGAATTTTTTAATACTGCTTTTAAAATACCGCCGCCGGCTAACATGCCGATTCTACCACCTTCTGCTTTTTTAGTTACAGTTTCACCGACTTCTTCTAATATGTCATCAGAAATTTTAAATGACTCATCTACAATTTCTCCTGCATATTCTCTATCACTTCTTAGTAAAGCTGTTCCCTCTTCATACTCATCTGGAGGAGTTTTACCTTTAGTTGTTTCATCAATTTGACCTTTTCCAGGTTTATAACTCATGTAAGTTTCTTCGGTTAAAGGGTTACCATAGTAACTAGCTGAGTCATCATCAAGTACCTTCATTCTTTGAATATCTTGTTGACCAGTTACAACATCTTCTGTTAATTCAAAATCTTTATATTTTGTAACTTTTTGTCTATCTCCTAACGCAGGCACGTCAGTACCAAGGTTTTTAATTTTTTCTACTAGTTTAAAAAAATATGCCGGAGCTTGTCCAGCAGTTTCTGCAGCTTTTTCTGCAGCTTTTTCTACAACCGGAGCTGCTTTGTCTGCAAAACCCAGTAACCCTGTTTTAAGTGCAGCGATACCTGCACCAGTCGCACCTGCAGCTTTCATAAATCCTCTACGACCTTTGTCTAAAACTTCTTTTGCAATTTTACCTTTTGAAAAACCTGTACGACCACCATCTGCAAAGTTTTCTGGTATGTAGGCTGCTGCAAATTTTTTATAAGAAATTTTTCCACCACCTTTTCTATAATCGTCAAAATCTTTGTGCATTGTTTTAATTTTATCTTGTACAGTATTGCCTTCACCAAAAGGAATTCTCATGTTGTCATTGTCTTCTGCAAGTAAATAATTTAATCCTGTTGATGTAGTTGTCTGACTACCTGGTGACATCAATCTAGTTCTAGACATCATGGCATCTGCACCATGACCTATGTCGTCAAGACTCGGTTCTACATCTGTGATACCACCGGTGTAATATCCAATACGACCGCCTGTTGCATTTGGATCTCTGTCTTCTGGATCAAAGTCTTTAAGAGTTTTTTTCTGTTTAGCGTCTTTCTTTTTAAATTTTTCTACTGATTTATCCATATCTCTTTGAAGATCAAAAGAAGATAGTTCTTCTACCTCATCTCTAGTCATTAATCTATTGTCACCAGATGCTTCCATCTCATCATATTTTTTTTGTAAAAATCTTTCTCTATTTGCTTCTCCTGGTTTAGGATCTAAGTTTCCTTTTTTATATTCTAGTTCCATATCACGAATATAATCTGCACGTTCTTTTCTTAATTTGTTTGCAGAACCAAGTGTGCCATCAAAATCATTAGTATATTCTAGACCTCCAATATCCTCATCAAGTTGAGCAATCTCATCTTCATCCAACATTCTTTTATTTTTAAGTCTTTCAACAGCTTCTTTGTTTTGTTTATCAAATTTTGCTTTTATCTCTGCATCTGATTTAGGCTTGTACATGTCAGCCTGTTCTTTTTGAATTTTTTTTATTCTATTACTAGCTCCTTCTATTTTATTTTTAGATTTATTTATTTGGTCCATAATAGATATTTCTTCACTAAAAGGTTTTCCAAACTGAACTTCTATAACTTTATCTTGATCTATTAATTTTTGACGAGCCTCTTGTTTAATTTTAATTAAATCCAAACCTTCAGGGTCTTTACCCATAATAGATCTGTAACCTTTAACTAATTGGTTAAAGAAAAATTCAAAAACTTGTTTTTTTGCCATTAATAGTACTCCATCTTCCTAGGGGGTTGTATTTCATCTTCGTAATCCTCCGGATGGGGTAGGAAGCCTCCCTGTCTGAATCGCATGATTGCCATGGTCATACTATCAACCAAATCGTCATGATCGCCGTATGGGAATGACGCGCATTCCTCAATAACTTCTTCTGCAAACTGTTCGTCAGGAGCCCAGATTAATCCGGCCTCAAACAGCGGCGCACAAGAATTTACACGTACGTGCTTATCATTACCACGACTTGGCGTAAAAGTCATCACTGGAATGTCCATTTGTCTTAGTTCGTGCGTTAGTGGAGTTCCAGATGCTTTTTGCTCGACGATAACCATGTCAGGATTCCAATATTTATATTGCTCTAGTGCTACACGACGCAATTCTGGAAATTCGTAACGATCTTTTAGTGCATCTAGTAAAATTATGTTTGGTTTACCACCTTCTTCTGGATAAAAAATACCCCAAGTGGTAATTGCACTGTAATCGGCAGTTTCTTTTTTTAAAAACGCCGTATCATAGCTTTGAATGACGTAAGTAACGTCTGGTAAAAATTCTTCTTCCCATTTATTCCACCATTCACGTTTTATTAGTGCTCCTTCTTCAGAAGTTGGCTCTTGCATCCACTGTGCGTTCCATTTTCCAACAGGTAGTGTTGCTTTAACTGATTCTAGTTCTTCTAATTTCCAATATTCTGGCCAAACAGGTTTTTTGTTATCTCCGTGGTCCATGATTGCTGGAAATTCTACAACTTCCCACTGATCACCCTTAACTTTTTTCTGATTATCTAATAAAATTCCTGTTAAATCTTTTTTTGACCATCTTGTCATGACTAAAACTATTTGTCCGCCTGGTTGTAGACGTTGTCTAGGTCCTGATGTGTACCATTCATAGGCATTGTCGAATGCGTTAAGGCTCATTGCATCTTGCTCCGAGTGTGGATCGTCAATAATCAATAAATCCGCACCACGGCCCGTGATTGCACCACCAACACCAGCTGCAAAATACTCACCACCTTGCGCAGTTTCCCACCTACCTGCAGCTTGACTGTCTTCTCTAAGACTTGTTTCAAAAATTTTAGAGTATTCTTCGCTATCAATTAGTGTTTTAGCTTTACGACCAAACCTTACAGCAAGCTCACCGGTGTGAGTTGCTTGAATGATCTTGAGTTTAGGGTTACGGCCCACCATCCACGCTGGTAATAAGTAAGAAGCAAACTCTGCTTTTGTAT